GGAAATTCTGCTGATTATGGATCTTCTGGTACTGGTGGCGGTGGCGGTGGTGCTAGTGGTATTTTCGATACTTTTAGTAATAGATGGGTTGCTGTCGTTGCTGGTGGAGGCGGTGGAGGTGGCGCTTCGTTGAATGCATCCGCTTCTAGTGGACAAACTGGTCTCGGATTAGGAACAGGAAATCCAGACACTCGTGGTGGTGGTGGTCAAGGACAGAAAAATACGACTGAAAATGGATCCAATAAGAGTGGTCCTGATGGCGGCGGTGGAGGCGGCGGTGGCGGTGGATGCGGCGGCGGTGGTGGTGGCGCATATGGTGTTGATGATAACCGAGGAGGTGGCGGCGGTGGCGGCGGTGCGTCTGGTTATAATAGTACCTACTGTAGTTTTAATTACAATTCTGGAACACAAAATTTTGGTAATGGATTCGCATATGTTTATTATGATTTGCAAAATCCAGTAATTAATAGTTTTACTCGCAGTCCGACTGCAATTATTAGAGGTCAATCTTCTACATTAACATGGACTACAACATTTGCAAATTCTGCATCTATTAGTGGTGTTGGTCCTGTTCCAGTTGGTTCTAACCAAAGTATAAATGTTAGTCCTACTTCAACTACAACTTATACTTTAACTGCATGTTTTGCTGGTGTATGTGTTACTTCAGATGTAACTGTAACTGTATATATTCCCCCGGTTCTTAACATTTATTCAAATAAAGCAACTATGATTGCAGGACAAACTGCTATTATTTCATGGGATCATACTGGAGATGGAAGCACAGTTTACCACACTTCTGGCACTCCTGCAATTACAAATGGAAATACTAATAGTTTTACCAACCCAGCTTTAACTTTATACGATTCAACAACATATTGTGCTTATATCACGGGATTGGGGGGAACTAGTCCAACTGTCTGTGTTAGTATTATAGTATATCAAATACCAACTATATCTACATTTGAGGTTCCAACAGATATAGATTATGGAGATACATCTTTAACAATTGCATATAAATCTCAATTTGCAAATCTCACACATACCATAGAAATAACTGCTATTAGACTTACTGGTCCTAACACTGGTAGTATTCTTGAAGAAACCATCAATTTACCTCTTGCTGGATCTGCTGAACTTAATGGACCCAATACTATTTCTGAGGGAACATATTCATGGACTCCTACTTGGGGTGATCATGGTCCAGAAAGATATCAGATAAAATATACTGCTGCGGGAAATGGTGGATCTGTTAGTCCAAATTCTAAAATTACTACCGTAAATATCGATAGGATACCAGACAATCTGGATATTCCAGAGTCAAGAGATCTAATTAAAGATCAAGCTCCTGTTATCTCTCCAGATACAGAAGTTTTATCTGAACAGTTGCTAATCAATGATATTGATATTCCAGTAGAAATTAAATCTAATTATAGAATTAAGGTTCAAATTAATGATGATGATAATTGGGAAGATGTCAGAGAATTATGATCCTCTCGATAAATAGAAAGACTGGGACTGTACGTTAAACGAATGACATATACATTTGCTAATGATCCACTCTACGTAAGAGAAGGTGATTATGTACAGTTTAAGTTTAAGGCACCATCAGAGTGGGATACTACACTAACAGTTACCATCAAAATTGGTGATCTTACACAGTTCTGGTCTATCATTACTATACCAGAAGATTTTACTCCGGATCCTTTTCCATTTGAAAAGATTGATCCTGCGGAGTTGGATACAATGTATTATTATGCCGATGGTAATAGACCATCTGAAGCTATTATTAATGTTAGTGGATTGACTGAAACTACACAGGCAGAGGTTGAAATTAGTAGTACACTAGCAGTACCACCAGGAGATAATCCTTTAGATTATTATGGTGTAAGGATTGATTATACTGGTAATGGTACATGGGATACAGGATCAGCAGCAACAGATTATTATATTATTACTGAAGGTTCTTCTCCCCCTACAGTAGAAAATGGTGCAAGAATTCAAATTAAAGGTAGAACGGGTCAATTTGAAAATCAAATAACCGACGTTACTCTAAAAATTGGCAATTCTTTTGAACCATGGAGACTTAGGAACAAACCAGTTCCAACCAATAAACCAGAACCTTTTCCTGAGTTTAGTGAGCTTCTAAACCAACCACTAGGCACATATGTTTACACTACTGAAATTTTACAAGTAAATGGATTGTTTGAACCAGGAGATATATTTGTAACTAATGGAGAATTTGCTTTATCGAGTAATACGAATACAGTAACAGATGAGAATGGATATGAAGTATTAGCCGGTGTTACTTGGGTAGCTCCTATTAGTGGCAATCTTGCTATTGGCACTATATCAAACGGACAATATCTTCAATTAAGAACTCTTACTCCTGTTCAAGGAAATAGCAAGACAAATGTTGCATTAGGTATTGCATCTGGTCCTGGTAGCATATGGGAAGTCACGACAGGTAATTTTCCATCCACGACTCCAACTGCTTTTAGTTTTCCTGCGGTAGCAGATGTTGCCGTAGATACCTTAATTCCATCTGAGGCACGACCAATTGGTGGTATTACTGGACTTGGTGCTGGTGTCACAGTACCAGTTGAATTGATAGGCACAGACTCTAGTGAAGTAAAAATTAAAATTAATAATAATTCTGTTGGTGTGTTTCCTGCTGCAGTCACAAATGGTGATATTATCACACTTTACATGAGGTCTTCTGCCACTGTTAGTACTGTTAATAATCTTACTATCAAAGTAGGACTATTGCAGATTCCTGCATGGCAGATTCTAACATATGCAGGACCAGATCCTATTCCAAGTGATATCACTCCACCAGCAAATAGAAATAATGTTGTCCCAGGAACATATATCACTAGTGCTCCTGTAACAATCAATGGCATTAATGTCCCTGTAAGTATTACAAGTTCAAATCCATTTTCTACAATTTCTATTGATTATGATACCTTTGTTTCAGGACCCAGAGAATTTGATCCTTTAATAAACACCTCTTTCCGTATTAATTTATTAGCTGCAACAAATTTGAATACAAGTGAAAATACAACTGTAACTGTTGGTACTACTGGTGCTCTCAATAATCCATTTATTTGGACGGTTACTACATATACTGCAGTACCACTCAGTCCTGGGATCGCTGGTACATGGTATAGTAAGAAAAATGCTTCTTTCGATTCAGCAGGATGGGTAGCAGCAGGTTCAAATCCAAGCAATATTGGTAGTTATTATAACGAACCTAAAATGGATGGATATACAATCGGAACAGTACTGCCAATCTTAAAGCAGAATGTTGCTGTTGGATATGGTGATTTGGATGGAGGTCTTGGTGATAGATATCCAGGATTTGTTGAATGTGATGGTAGGCAGTTAAGTCAAACAGATTATTTTGAACTTTATGATATCATCAAAAATACGTATAATAGAGGAAATGAATCATCTGGAAACTTTAGAGTTCCTGATTATAGAAATAGAAGAATTTGTGGAACTGGCACTGTAGACTCTTCAATTGGAAATGCTGTCTTCCTTGCTCCTAGTAATGGAAAACAATATACGGAACCAGGGGCAGAGGGTGGATATTGGTATTTTGATAAAGTAGATCCATTCGGTCAAGAACCATTAGAACAAATTCAGGGTGCGGAAAATGGCACTGAAGGATTGCAGAGTGACTTTTATTCTTTAGGAACAGTTAGAGTTTCTGGAACAGAGACACTTTTTGATGATATTCCATTTACAATTACCGGAGATGTTGAAGCTACAATTGGACCATTGCAAAGTGTTTTTGTTGGAGCTCCAGAACATAGTCATGGATATTACGCTGCTGTTCCTGAGTCTGAAGAAGGATATCCTATGATTGCATGGGGAAATGTTTCTAATGGTAGAAGTATGTTTCAAACTACTGCTGGTGGCAATGGTGGTAATAATTTCACTCAACTTGGCGAGGGTCAGGGCGCTCCTGGATCTCAATCTGATATTCTCGATCCAAACCAAGACGATAACAACACCACGAATATTAGAGCTGGATGGGATACAATCCTAACCACAAAAAATCCATTTGTGGGCGGTAATAAGAATTTTGAAGCGTCTCTGCAGGCATATTATGGAGATGATTGGGTAAGTATCACTCAATTTATTATTGATGCTGGTTTTGGTACTTCAATGACTGGCGAAGATCCACCAGGAGGAGATCTTACTCAATTAACTGGAGATAACACGGCAGCAAACTTTGATATTTCATTCTATACATGGTTTATTAGTAGTAATTCTGGATTGAGTGGTGCTAACTTACAGGGAAGTTTAGGTGAATTTGCAATGGTATTTGACCTTAGACCAGCAACTTTCAATATTGAGAATTACCAATCTTCTGGTGGTACGACATTAACTCATAGTCATAAAATAACATTAGATCCAGTTGTTGATTTTCAAACTGACTATACTGGTGGTAATGAATCCGGACAAGGATCTGGAGGACAATATGGAGCTGGTTTAGGTAATGCTGCTAACACGGAAGAGGTAACCTTTGATATCAGTGATATCTTTATGGAAATGAGTGACGGTAGATTTGATTTTTCTAGAACATTTTCTTTGCCTGTTCCTCAGGTTACTATGAAACCACAAACA